TCTATCCACTCGGCTGGGACATATTGGGTTTGACAATTGCCTGGCGCCGCGATCTCGCACATCCTGACGATGGCGGGCGCTACGCTGGTATCGAGCCAACGCTTCCCCATGCGTGCGCCCTGGCCAAACGCGTTCTGCGGCGGCGCCGGGCCGATCGAGAGTTCCGCTAGGTTGTTGAAATCAGCTGCGTCGATGCATGAATTAGTTACTAGAGGATAGATTCCGGTATGATTGCAAGTCTGTGCGATTGCGTTATTAGTTGGTATAACGAGGAACGCGACCACCGCGATGGCGCACCTTGCAACCACGTTGGTGAAGAAGGGCCACAATAGTTTGATTTGCGACTCCATATTTTTTGGCAAGCACAGTACTTGACGTTCCGCCGCCATATAATGAAATAATTTCGTTCTTTTGATATTCCGACAGCTTGGCGCTATACTGAGATGCTTTTCGAACCTTTTCTCCATGACGACGAATGATGTCATATATCGTCCCTTCACAAAGGCCATAGACTGCACCGAGCTGAACGCCAGACATACCAGACGCATAGCGCTCAACAACCTGATGTTCCTGCGCTAACGAAAGTTTTCGGCGCTTCCATCTAGTCTCGGCACATGCCTTCATGCACGCGTCCGATGGTCTTCTTCCTCGAAGCGGAGCGGTGCGTTTTTCAATATGTTCGATGGATTGTTTTTTGCCGCGCATGGCAGCGCTTCGGCGTGCCTGATATTCCGGATTAGTCCAGTCAAATGATTTAGATATGCGTTGCCTTATTTCTTCCTGGCGTTCAGGCGACGCTAGAGAAAACGTGTCGCCACCATCTCCTCCCATGGTCTTGTTGGTAAGCGGGCCATTCGGATACCGCCCAAGTGTTAATATAATAATCTTTTCGAGATCAGACGCTTGCTCTCGGGTTAATCCTTCCGCAATTCGTACCTTAGGAATCTCCCCAATAAGCCGTAAGATTCGCCTTATGATACTGTTCTTGTGGGAATATCTCTTAAGTGACGCTCGTCGCTCATGCTTGAGCCATCCAAAACTATCCAGTTGCTACCCAAGAACCCCACATTTAGTAGATGACGGGACGGCCACGACAGCCGCCCCGCCGTTCGCTATCCTAGAAGGTGCCAACCAACACTAGGGGCGAATATCATGAGTGATAACTCCAAACCTGAAGATGCTGAGTTGATCGCTCAACTGGAAAGACACGGGGAAGCACAGGTGCGTCTTCTCATATCAAGCGGTGGATTTCCTACGCAACTCAATATAATGGCCCTTAAGTGGCTCAGCGAAAAGGATCAGGAATCTCGACACCGCAATGAAGTTTCCCAAGCCTCGCAAATGCGTACAGCCTTAAGTGCGAAGAAAGCAGCGTGGATAGCAGCAATCGCCGCAATAATCGCTGCAATATTGGCTGCAATCAGCATCGCTGTTGCGCTGAGATGAGAAATTTCAATCATGATGATCTACCGATAGTGGATGTGGGTTAACCGGATAAGCATGGAGCCATCGATCGCCAGACCCCATACCCACATAGAAAGGCACGCCTGTCTCTCTGAAGAGAACATACACATAGAATTTATGTTCGATCATCCTTCATAATATCATGAGCGAATCAGTAACGCAACAACAAAAATGACGCAATACTTGAACTATGCTACCATAAGTGTATGTAATTCGCCACACATCCCGTGTCTCTACCGAAAAGATTGATGGGGTTGCGGCTGAGCTTGGCTGCCATGAGCATTGAAAAAACTGCTGTCACGTTAGCTTGGCTGGCCTGCGGGCATGACGGCGTGAAAGCGTCATTGCCGGCTCCGGTCCAGTTAATCCACGTGCCCTTTGGGCACGCCCCAGCGTCCCTGTCCAATTGGAATGTGACAAGATCTGGCATATATGACGCCTCTACCACTTCAACAGTGGCCCCCAGCACTTCCCAGTCGAAGCGAGGATCAGAAATGGTCTGCGTGCCGCCAGAAAGCGGAAACAGCAGCACTGCGATGAGAAACCCGATAAAACGGATCATACGTTTTACGATTTCCGCGAGATCATCCAGTAGGCGTGATGCCGACCGCATCCCACACATGGAGTGTCACTAAGACACGGCTCCGCTATCTTGATATTCCCCAAAATTAGGGCGAGGGCATGATATGCGGCTTTGTATTCTTCAGTATCATTTGGGAAAGGACGAACTCCCCTTATCTTATAAGATGACTCATTTCCACAATGACATTTAGCTTCCGCCACATCAACTTCATCCCAATTCGCCATCGCCGAAAACCGCGCGCAGAGCGCACTAAGGGCGACATCCAAAGCAATGTGTGCTTTTAGAAAGTCTTCGCCTAATTGGGTGATCTCTCCAGGCACTTGCATACCAGCTCCTCGCGTGCTATTGTCGTAATTCAATACGAAAGGGACCAACTCCCAATGTCATCGCTCGCTGAAGATATTGTTGATGCGGCTGTGGCGCTTGGGCCGCCCGTGCCGCTTAAACTTGAGCGTTACGAGAGAATCATTAACGACGACGGAACAATAACGTTTAATATTTACGTTCGGGAAGAAAACGTCACCACAGAAGCCGAAGTTACAATAACCGTAAATCCCTAAGCGATCGTCTTCGCATTGCTTGGCCATGCCGAGCTCATCAGATCCGCCTCCACGAGCGCGGTGAAAAAATCCCCAGTTGCCGTAGCAAAATTCAGAAATGAGGCAGTCGTCGAGAATGTATGCGGCGTGCCAGTGATGTCTGGATATAACAACGTCGAGGCAGCGTTGGGGAAGGCGCTGTGCACCTGTATGTAGAGAGCGAGCGCTTGAATTCGGCCTTGGCTTATGGCGTCGATTGCGTATGTCCCGCTCAGAGTCGGGGTTCCGGTCGAGGTGATCGCAACGCCAGCAGCGACCAATGCGGCGAATTCCTGCGATCGCGACAGATAGCCTGCCGTCTGCCATGCCGCACCCACCGCAGCAGCCACCCCAGGGGCTTGCGCGACGAGGACATCATAGAGTTCGGAGAATGCCTCGGCTGTGCTTAACCCGGCCGTTACGCCGATGCTTGAGGGGATGTTGCCGCTTGCCAGCCATGCGACGTATGTGGAATCAATAGACAAAACCATGTCTGCCGCGGCTGACGAGAACACATGATCGGTGATGCCTGGTATTTTCCAATACCAGTTTACTGGGTCATAATGCATTTACTCTTATCTCAAATATAAAAACCGAATGTCGCCCCATCGGCAGTGCCGCCCACGCTGCCGGGGAACAAAGTGAAACCTTGACCACCAGTGTTGATGCCGCCGCCAGCTTGTGCTCTGAACCTGATACCCGTAGCCGCTCCAGTAAACGAAACAGATCCTGGCGGTGCGATTATCAATCCCTGAGTAGAGGCAAAAGCGAACCCGAGAGAGAATGCTGGTGTCCCGACCAAAGTAACAGCAACAATGCCTCCAAATGTTGCCGGGACATACTGTGCGGTAACGGACAGGTTGGCGTACATATGAGCCGGAGAACTTCCAGTGATGCGATAAGTAGGGCCAATGAATAGTACGTTCCCATAAGTATGGGCAAAATCGCACGCACCGAATGTAACCTGATCTCCAACAACCGCGAAGCCACCATTGCCCGCGATAAGCCCGCAGCCCGCGCCATAACCTGTCGCACCTGTCGCGCTCAGCACCACGGGCCCGCTGATCGTTATTTGGGCGCCAAAATTCACATTTATGCAGGGAGCATTCGTCGTCGTGATCGAACTTCCAGCGGCGAACACAAACGTGACGTTCCCGCCGCCAACTTGTGGCGCATTCAACGCTATGCCTTGGGTGAACGCTCCCTGGCATAGGTAAGTAATATCGAGACCGCCCGTATCGTATGTAGAATTTACGACAAAAGCGGCATGCTGCAGTGTTGCCCAAGGCAGCGCTATGGTTCCTGGATTGGAATCGTTCGCGCCCGTTCCGCCCACATAAAACGTCGTCGGAGTCGTGAGCCTGATGCGAGCGACCGGCGTTGGGCCGGCGTATGCCCAACCTTTGAGGGCGGATTCGAGATTGGTGACGTAGCCATTTATATTGCCGTCGTCGAGAACGTCGGCCGTGCCGCGATTGGCGATGAACTGGGATAGACCAGAGCCGGGGAAAATCGCCTGCCGAAATGCCTTGTTAAATTTTAGGCTTTTGGCGACACCTGATCCAAATCCGACATTAACGGCCGGATCGGTTGCCCACGATACCTGCGTATCGACGTTGGCCCCGACTCCAATCGAAAACGGGAGGAAATCATTAGCGAATGTCATCTATTTTCTTCAACTCCCCGTAATGCTCATGTCGGCCCATGCGCCGATGTCCAAACCCCCGAGATTCACGGGCGGACAGGTATAGGACCCGCCAGTCCCCGGGCCGACGTCGAGCGCGAACATAGGGATCCCCGGAACCGACTGCGTCGCGTAAGCGTCGATCATGACGCCGGCTGGCTTTAGATCCAGATACCCCCCAGCAAAAAGCGCTCTGGTGAGTGCGTCCATGGGCGGTCCGACGATCGCCAGGATGATGTGCATGTTGTCGGCGGTGACTTCCGGTAGGCCTGTGTACCAGGCACCCTGGTCGAGGCCAGCGAGAGCGTCGTCCAGCGCGAACCAGGGGATGCGCTTTGGCACAACATCCTGGATCAGCACTTGAAAGCCATCGGGACCGAACAGCGTCTGCCACGCGCGATAGGCCCCGGGAACGGTCCCGTCCCAGATATTCGCCGCGACCCGCGCCTTCAGGAGAATTCGATAGTGCTCGTCATCGAGACGGACAAACTGGCTTTGTGTCGGCTCAAATGCCGTTTGCCATTCGGCCTGATCGAGCCCCGCGCCAGGCACATCGAGCGAAAAATACAGAACCTCCAGAGGTTCTGCGATGAATCTAGTGACGCCGATCCACTCACCAGTCTTGTCGAGCTGATCGCCAACTGCGATGTCGAGATCGAACAGGGTTTGCAGCGACAGCGCGAGGTTCTGCGCGTCGACGAGAGGCTGGATCGATGCCGTGACTGCGGCGATGAATTTTGGACGATCGCGATTCGCACTTGGAATGAGCGCTAAATATTCTTGCAGATCCGCCATTGCGCGCAACTAAGGCTGAAGCGTCAGAGTGACATTCGCCGACACGCACGACGCGGCCGCGTAGAACGGGATGACGACGTCCGTCGAATAGATCGGAGTGGCGCTCGTCCCGAACGTGATTGAGCGAACCACGAACGTCGCTGCGAGCGCGTCCAGCGTCGGTTGCGTGAGCCCCGATGATACGGTCGCCGCATCGCCGGTGAGCCCCGCCGGGGCCCACAGCCGCGCGAGGTACACCTCCGTGCCGATCCCGAGGTCATTGATCGCGGCCAGCATCGCCGACACGATCAGATTCCCCGTGGTCTCGACATAGCCAGCGAAAGGCTTGATCGTGATCGAGACGTAGATCGGCACGACCGTCAGCGGGAAGAAATCGATCGTGTTCGGAACCCCCGCCTCGTCGATCACCATCTCGCTGATCGTCCCGAACGTGCCGCAACCCGGGCTCTTCTTGCTGGCGATCGCCTGCGCAATGGCCATGGCGTCGCCGCCCTCGACGACAGCCGCGATAGAGTGCCCGGGGATCCCGTTGGCGTCTGGCCCGTCCGTATCGTTTTGGTAGATCCGGGAGCGCTGCACGCCGGCGACATTCGCCACCACGCCAGCGATGCTCTCGAGCGGCGATACCGCAGCGAGCGCGGTCGAGATGGCCTGGCGGCGGCGCAGGGCCGCGTCGGTCTCGACAGGGTTCCCGGGGGTCGCCGATGCGAGGTTGGTCGCCGACTGCCACCCGGGCTGGACATTCACGATCCGGTTGATCGTGTTCGCCGCTGCGGTGATGGAGCCTGGGACTTGGCAGATCGCCGTCGTCACGAGCTGACCGGAAAGTGGGATGACGAGCACGGAGGGGAGAGCCCACTGATTGCCGAACCCGTCTTCGACGATGCCCGAGATGATCCGTTTTCCCGTCTGGCCGATCAGGGTAAGATCGGCCGAGCTGTTGGACGGCAAGAGGCGGCGGATTCCGTTGATCTTGACGACCGAACTGAGCCCGACGCCCTGCGCAAAAGATGGCGAGTACGCGAGGTAGCCGGCAATTACCGCTTGGTTCGCGTCGTATTGGGCTTGAGCCAGAATAGCGATCCATTGGCCGTCCTGCGTGTCAGGCGCCAGGTCAACATCAGCGCCGAAAATTCCCTGGTAGCGCGCGATTTTGCTGGCCAGGATGTCTTCGAACGGCGGCGACGAAATGCCGACAGCTGAAATCGTACAAGCCTCGGTCGCAAGCGGAAATGGCCCTGACATTTTTGATTGCGCGGCCTCCGTGTAATGCTATAATCGTCACGGGCGCGTTAGCTGCGACGTGAGGGGGGATACGAATAGAAGGATCGAGATCTTCCTATGCGGGAAGATCGCCAATAGATCGCCATTCGCCTCTACGAAGGGCGCGCGCCAACTACCCCGCGCCTTGTGTCCCGCCCGCCGGCGAAACGCCTGCCTGAAACGGCCCAATCACAGTGAACGAGAACGGCAGGCTAAGCGTCACCTGGCCGAACGCCGTGTCGATCTTGCAGCTCACCGTGAACCCTCGCTTTGGGTCGACACTACTCGCGTAATCCAGAATACGATTGACGAACGGCGTGCTGCGGATCCGGTTTTGGATCGCGGCATCCCGCGTGCCGGGGCGACTGTTGGCGAGGATCTGCTGATTCCATGGGGTTCCCTCCAGCAAGTCGAGGTACCATTCCGACTGCCACAATTTCAGTCTGGTCATCACGGATTGACCAACGGCTGCGGCGGAATCCACGAGAAAATCTGCCTGGCTATGGCCGAACCGCATGTCGCCGTCCGCGTCGAGAGCCCGGTATTTGAAGGTCAAAGATTAACTCCCCGGGACTGGTGGACCGCTCTGTCCGCCACCAGGCTGCACTCCTGACTCCCTGTGGGTTGACAGATGGATATTGAGACTGCCTGACTTCGCGACGATCTCATCAGTGACCTTGAGATCACCTTTCAGAATGTTCACCCCGCCGGCCGCTTTGATGTTCAGCACGCCATCCTTGGTTATCTCGAAGAATGCTTCGCCGCCGTTCATGACGAGCCGGATATTCGAACCATCGCTCGCGAGTTCCACGTAGGTCTTGCCGTCTTCCGTCCGCAGCTGGCTCGATGTCGTACTGACGCTCGAGAGTTTGCGCGGGGTCGAGCGGATACCAGGAATGAACATCGCGTCCGAGAGCGAATGCCGGCGCGCGTAAGGCATCGGCTGGACGTCTCCGTTCTGCCACCAGCCGTCGATCGTCCGCGCGCTGAAGACTAGGATACCCTCGTCGCCCTTCTTAATCGGAAAGGTGTGCGCGACGCCGCCAGCCGAGGGGAAATGCACCGGGACATGCCCCCATCCCTTGCTCTTGCCATCAGAGCCCGCGGCTATCTCCACATTCTTAACGGTGCCATCCTGCATCCGCTGCTGCATCTTGACCGCGGACTTCACCTTGACGACGTGGCCATCCGCGCTGTCCTCGACGACGATCGCCGGTAGGGACGTCCACACGCGCGAAAGATGGCGCTCGATCGCGACCCGAACCGTCTCTTCAAGATCGGGATAGCGCTCTCGAGGGTCGATAATAAATCTCCCTATCCTGTAATTTTGACGTAATTGAGGATTATATTAATAATTGACAAAGAGACGCCAGCCAAGAGCGAGGGACCCATTGCCATGCGCAAATTAATGATTCCATCAATCGCGCTTCTCATGAGCACGGCCGCCGTCGCCGCGCACGAGAGCGCGCGGCCGCCACCAGCGGTCGCTGCATTGTTGGATTTAGAGATGCAGCAAGAATCGGACGGCTGCCGAGACGGAAGTGGCTTCGTGACTCTTCACCAGAAGACCCCCTGCTCTCTTGAGCTGATGCACAAATATCAGTTACAGCTTCAAAATCTCGGTTGGTGTCAGGGGAAAGAAGGGCAACCCCATTACCAATGGGTGTGGCATGAATGCGGTCCGGACTCTCTTCGTGTTGAAGGAGCGATTTCTCCGACGCCCCAGGTGGCAAGCACGCCGTGGTCTAGACTTTATGACGCGATGGCTGTGAGCCCTGGTCGCTTAAGCGGACCGCAACGGGATTGTCTGATGAAGCAATCTATCAGCGCCAGCGGGGTATTAAACAATCAACACGCAATCGATGATTGCAAAATACCAGGAGGCTTGATTGCACCGGCCATTTCGATGATCGGCGGCCTAAAATCACGTGGTGAATTGATTGAGACGCCATGGAGCGAAGAGCATTGCCAACCGAATTATACGGGGTTCGAGTGCACATATCAAGGCGTGACCGTGAAATTTCGTTAGGTCCAGCGCCTTGCTCAAGACCGACCAGCCGCGAATGAAACCGCATCCGCAGCCCGCGGGAACGCTGGAAGGCTCTGCGTTTCACCAGATTTTACTGAACTTTGTTGACCGACCGTCGAATCGACAGCGAGGGCGACCATGTGCTGATACCACTCGTTACCGCGGCTGTCCCCAGAATATTCTATAACCAACACGGCGTAAATCCCGTCCGTCGAGAGTTGAGCAATAGAGGTGGTGTCGGTAAAGCCTGGGAAATTTACACCAGAAGCAGGGCCACCCCCAGGCACATTAAATTGATTTATCTGTTTGTTGTCTAGTTGGACTCTTTGGCCCAATCTAATTGATGAATTAATTAGGCAGGTAACATAGATTCCGTCTTGCGTAGCTGTTGGCCAACCCACCAAACCCGAATTCTTGTTTAGCTTGACAATATCCCCTGGCGCGTATGCCATGCTTTTCATCAGAACGAGCTTATTATCATTAATTGTCCAACGCGCGCCGTTTTGCGCGGCCAGATCACGCATTTCATCAGCGCTTTGACCGAACAACACACTCTCGCGAATGTTCGGGGGGATTACTAACGCGGCTGGATCGATATACCCTTTTGATACGCCATTTTCCTTAAATGAGTTTGCTATTGCGTCATTTTTCTGTTGTGCGGTTGTTCCAGAGGGCAGCGTCTGATTTACAATTGACTGTGTTATTGCCTGATCGCCGTCGGCAGCGAAAATCCTCAAAAAACTATCTGTCGCGCTAAGATGCCCTTTTTCGAATTGCTTTATCTGTCCAGCAAATATAGTGCCGAATTGACCATTAACATATCCTGCTTCAAGAACGATGTAATCATACTCAAAAATTGCATTCGCAACAGTAGAGTCGGCCAGGTTAAATATTTCTATGATTGCGTAATTAGGTGTCTGGACGGAAGCTTGCTTTACTTCAAACTTAACCCGAAGATCGTAACCTGGCATGTCGCGGCTTAATGAGAGACTATTGTTACCTGCACCAGGAGGACCCTGCTGGGCTGGGATTAGTACCTGTCCCGCCGCTCCTAATGTCTGAGTGCCGAGCGGCGCGCCCGTTGAACTCAGGATGATTTGCCATTTTCTTAAAAACTGGTCGCTTGTAGTTGATTGCAACGAGCGACCTCCCTATTTGTGCTTGATCGGGTGACGCAGCGCGTCAACGCCGCGCCACCCTTGACACGAACCAGCTTATACGGAGCCGGAGCATGCCCGACGACACTCTACCACCATTCGCCATCGTCACGCGAGCCGAAGCTAAACGGCGCGGACTCAACAGATATTTTGTGGGGAAGCCATGCAAGCACGGCCATATATCTGAACACACAACGGGTAGTGGCAG